TCTCCGTTCTCGAAGAACTGACCGATCCCGATTCCACCTATGACATTGCCAAGGCCAAGGTTGTGGCAGATGTTGCCCAGGTGATTATTAATAGTGCTAATGTCGAGAACCAGTATTTAAAAATTATTGGTGGAACGCATGGAAGTGGTTTCATAGAGGAGGTAAGAATGGAGGTGAAACAAATAAATGAAAAGGTGTAATGGAAACAACAAACAACTTTTTAAAAACCGCACTGGACAAAGCCATGACCTACACCACGCCAGACAAGGTTGTGCAATGGGTAAAGCTGCAAAGTTTAATAGGGAATACACCTTGGAAAAGGAAAGTAAAAAAAGATAAAAATTAGTGTATCTTTGTATTATCCTTTGAATGGAGTAGAGCCTATTCAAAGGAACTGGAACAACACAATATTGTTCTAACCATGCCCTAACATAGCTCTACGTGTTAGGGCTTTTTTTTTGTAAAAAATTATTATGAAAATATTACAGGAACTTGAAAGCCTTATTCCTCCATTATCAAACGAGGAATTTAAGCAGCTGGAACGTAACATTCTTGAAGAAGGAATAAGAGAGCCTTTAATTACATGGAATGATGTTTTAATTGATGGACATAATAGATATAGGATTGCGCAGGAACATGATATTAATTACGAAACACTTGAAAAGCAGTTTGATAATATTAATCGTGTTAAGGAATGGATGATTAATAACCAGTTTGGAAGAAGGAATTTATCTAATTACCAAAGAAGCGTTTTAGCCTTGCAGCTTGAAGATGTGTTTCGGGAAAAGGCAAAGGAAAATCAAGCCATTCAATTTAAAGGTAATTCACTTCCGAAGATATCTGCTGAAGTGAAACCAATTGAAACACGTAAAGAAATTGCAAAGGTTGCCAATGTTTCACACGACACAATCGCCAAAGTTAAAAAGATTGAAGCCGTAGCCACACCCGAAGTTAAAGCAATGTTAAACACTGGGACAATGTCAATCAATGAGGCATACAAGGAAATAAAGAAGGAGGAGGTAGAAATAAAGAGAAAAGAAATTAGAGATACATTTGAAAAACAAGACGTACAAGTTAAGGATAAAAAATATAGGATAATTTACGCCGACCCTCCTTGGAAGTATGGTAATTCAATGCCTCTTGGAACAACAGAACCTCAAGATTATTATTTATTAATGGATACACATGATATATGTGCAATGCCAATAAAAGATATTACCGAAAAAGATGCAGTTTTATTTTTATGGAGTACATCTCCACATTTGCCAGAGGCATTGGAAGTTGCTAAAGCATGGGGATTTACCTATAAGACTACATTTATTTGGGATAAGATTAAGCATAACATGGGACATTATAACAGTGTACGTCATGAAATATTATTAGTATGCACTAAAGGAGCGTGTACTCCAGATGTAAAAAGATTGTTTGATAGTGTAGTAAGCGAAGAAAGGACAGAGCATTCTAAGAAGCCTAATGTGTTTAGAGAAATTATAGAAACTATTTATACATACGGCAATAAAATTGAATTATTTGCAAGGGAAACACCTGAAGGATGGGATGTATTTGGTAATCAAAGTAATAATTAATATGTACGAAGGCAATAATAAACACAAAGATTCTTTTGAAATTGGATTAGAATTTCAAGACTTTATAATTAGAAAATTACTTCATAATTATGGAATTGTTATACAGCCATACAGTAGTAAAAAATACCAATTTGAAGTAGGTGAAAGTTTACAAGGATATGAAATAAAATACGAAGCAAGGTCAACAGGTGATTGTACTCATGGATATTGTGAACCTACAAATAATGTAGCTATTGAAGTTTATGAAAAAACAAATAAAAATAATGACAAATGGACGCCATCAGGAATATTAAGAAAAGATAATACTATTTATTATGTAATTGGTAATTATGATATGTGTTGGATAATTGATAAAATGGTACTTATTAGATTTTATAGACAAAATATTTATAAAGTAGTTGAAACACTTTCTACAATTAAAACAATGTTGATTCCAATAAATATAATGAATGAATACGCTATACAAGCTATTGTGTTTAATGATAATTATGGTAAACAAGCTAAATTAGACTTATGAAAGAAAATAGAGATTTTAAAGGTGTATGGATACCTAAAGAAATATGGCTTAATACAGATTTATCTATAATAGAAAAAGTTTTATTAGTTGAAATTGACTCACTGGACAACTCCGACCGGGGCTGTTTTGCCTCTAATGAATACCTTGCATCTTTTGTGCAGTTGTCAGAAGGTAGAGTAGCTAATATTATTAGTGACTTAAAAAAGAGAGGATATATTATTCAGTTGTTTTTTGATGGAAGAAACAGAGGACTGCGTACACAGATAAGTGAAAGCAGCTTTAACGAAAACGTGAAAGCAGAATACACGAAAACGGGAAAGCAGCCTAAACGAAAACGTGAACATAATAAAACAGTTAATAAAACAGATAATAAAACAAATGATATAGGTTGTGAATTTGAAAATCCACTCCCGGAACCAAAAATAAATAATCCTTTCTCCCGCCAGGCTTACCATGATTCTTTGAACACTGACTCTGACCCAAAAGAAAGTTGCGCTAAAGAAAAGGTAGAACGAGAACCCTCCGAAACTTATCTCTGCTTTTCCGCTTTCGCCTCGACCTATGAACGGCTTGCAGGTGTTACCTATCCAAGTGACAAGAATAATTATATTATGACAGCTAAAGATGGTGCAAACTGCAAAAAGTTAGTAACATGGCTAAAAAAGGTAAGTGCCAGTGAGCAGGCAGCTGATGAAATGGTAACAATGTTTACTACGGCTGCATGGAAAATTAGCGACAAATGGTTAAAAGCTAATTTTACTATAAGCAATATTTACTCCCAGGCAAATAACATTTACACTAAATTTATGTACAATAACCCTGCCGCACAGGAGAAGCGAAGGCAGGAGGAAATTGATCGCTTAGTAAATGAATATCAACCATGAAAGAATCAAATGTATATTTAGAAGACTGTATGATAGGAATGGCAAGGTATCCAGACAAGTACTTTGATTTGGCGATTGTTGACCCGCCTTATGGTATTGGTGAGGATGGAAGTAAAAACCATACAAGAGGCAAACTTGCTATAGCAAAAAATTATAAATCATTTGCAGGCAATGATATTTCTGCACCTGACATAAATTATTTTAATGAACTTATAAGAATTTCTAAAAATCAAATTGTTTGGGGTGCAAATCATTTTATAAATAACATTCCCTATAATTCATCTTGTTGGATTGTTTGGGATAAAGATAATGGCGAAAATGATTTTGCCGACGCTGAACTTGCTTACACTTCTTTTAAAAGTGCGGTTAGGATATTTAAATTTAAATGGAATGGAATGCTTCAGCAAAATATGAAAGACAAAGAACAAAGGATTCACCCAACCCAAAAACCCGTATCCCTTTACAAATGGCTTTTGCAAAACTACGCAAAGGAAGGAAATAAAATACTTGATACTCATTTAGGTTCTGGAAGCAGTCGGATTGCAGCGTATGATATGGGATTTGACTTTACTGCATTTGAATTGGATAAAGAATACTTTGAGGCACAGGAAAAAAGGTTTAATCAATTTAAATCACAACTTAAACTATTTTAACAACCATGAAACAAACACCCAAACAAAAAGCCAAAGAACTCTTTGACCACTACTATATAATCATCCAGAATGTTGGAGGTGAATTAGGAAATGAGATCCTTGTTTCCATCCTCGCTGAACAATGCGCTCTGTTTTTTGCAATGCAAATGCAGCAAGAGAAGTGGGATGAAAAAAAGTACAAAGATCATGAGTATTGGGATGAAGTTGAAGTTGAAATAGTAAATATTGGAATGTATGCAATGTAAGCAAGACCGCAACGCTTATATGCGTGAGTACATGAAGAAGTACCGCGCGACCATGAACGAATACACTTATAAGAAGATCCGCGAACGCGAGAACCTACGCCTCCGTGCCAAGTACCATGCCATGAGCAGGGAGCAAAGGCAGAAATATATTGAATACCAAAGAAGTTATCACAAACTAAAACAATTTACTAATGAGCAATTTAACCCAGTACCAACCACGCAACTCTGACGAGCAGGCAATCATCACTGCCAGATCTAACCGCATTGCCAACCTTGACCAGAAAAATGCCTACAAACAAACATTAAACGTTATCAGCTCCGTGTTTCCTATGTACGGCATAGATGGCGATTTAGCTTTCTATGCAAACATAGCCAAGGAGATTGTAAAAACATTTGGGCAAATAGCAACTAATGAAATTGAAATAGCCTTTCGTATGTTCTCCGCAGAAACTTTAGAACTGGATGATGATGTTAAATTCTACGGTAAGGCAAATATGCACACCATTGGCAAGATACTAAATGGGTACATGACTTACCGGAGGAAAATAATAGCAAGCCATGACAACGAAGTAGCAGCACTCCGGCACCAGGTACAGATGGAGGAACGCGGAAGATTGGAGAGAGAGAAATTGTATGCAGAATTTCCAACAATGATTAAAGAATTTACCGGAAAGACATGGGAAGATGTGCCGCTCTACTGGTATGATATGTGTCTAAAGTTTGACATGATTACATACGAGGAAGGAGAGAAAAGGCAGCTATGGGAAGAGGCACAGGCCATTGCACTTAAAGAGCCGCCAGAGTCATTGGACTTGATGACCATCCGAAGCCATGCAAAGATCATTGAGCAGGGCAACATGAAAAGGGCAGTGGTAATTGCGCAGAAGTTGGCTGTCTGGAGGAAGGTGATAAAAAAAGTAAAATAATTTACATTTATTTTTAATTATGCTTGTATATTATAATTATACTTTGTATATTTACATATCGAAACAAACAAACGATATATCACCTTTAAAAAACGCACATTATGACAACTTTACAATTAATCGAGCAAAAAATAGAAATATCATTACAAGCTATTAATAACCTTTTACCAGAAGGATATTATACTACAAATACTATATCATCTACTGATTTTGGCAATAGCGGATATATCTTAGTAAAAAAAGTAGATGCGATTGATTATGTAGTTGACATTTGCAAAATTAGAATTTCTGATCATTATGCTACTAACAGAGGTAGACAAGATACTGAAATAATGATTGATTTAGTAAGATTTAATATTGAACAATTAATATCATTAGTTGACAGAAAAATTAATCCAAGTAATTACGAGCAGATAGAAATTAGAACATTAACTAATGATATTTTAGAATCAAATTTTGGTATAGGTAAAAA